ATATCAATTAGCACATCAACATGAATGCATGGACTGTGACGATATGTCAAGGGCTAGGAGGGCCTGGGACGATATATCAAGGATTTTAGTGCCAGGCACTACCCTAGCTTTGCTTCCTGCGACTCCCGCTTAGGTATTCCTCAGAAAATCTTTTTAGTACAGAGTTGCTTAGAAAATTTTCCCAGACAATTTCTCATATATGGCTTTTAGAGCCTCTAGGGGCTTTGTAAGGGTTCCTTAGTACATTCTTTCACATATAGGCCCTTAGGTGCCTCACAAGTGTTCTGGTGGCTTTGTAGTTGTATTCCCACACGCATGATCCTCAGTTTTTCTTTTTAGTACAGCTTAGTTCTGGGATTTTTCCGGTACTTTGCTCTATATTGGGCTTTTGCTCTCACACCTGTGCTTCCCAGTGCTTGTATTTTGGATTCCTAGGGCCTGTAGAGGCTTGTAGGGGTATTGGTAGGTATTTGCTTGGATATTGGTGTCCTGAGAGCTTGTAGAGGCTCTATTGTGGGAATAGGATTCCAGGTCTTGTGTATGTGTTCCAGAATTTTTTATGGGATTTGGGTCTATATTGGGTTTCTTGGATAGGTTTGTATCTGTTTTGTTCTGGGTGCATACAAAGTATGGGATTTTGTTGGTACTGGTTTATGAGATTTTAGCTCATTGTAGGTATTTTCTCCGGGTAGTCTTGATTGTTGTTTTTAATATTTTTCAAAATCCAGTTTTACTATACGTTTTTTTGTGATTTGTGGGGAATTTAGGATAAATTGGGGCATTGAAGATATAAGTGTTTGTGATTTGTGGGTTCAATTATGGCTGTTTTAGGGCTGTTTTGTGTATATACAGGTGTATGTAAACTTTTCAGTGTTGAAATTTCTCAAATTTGGGCAGTTGGGCTGAAATTATTTCCAGAAACCCCGTGTTTTTCTGAGTTCAGTGATTTAGAGTTTACAATTGAGGTGGCCAAATTTCGCTAAATTAGGCATGTTCTTTTTTGGCTTGAAAGGGATCACTTTCGCTGTTGGTTGGTTCACCCAGGAGCAGTTGCTTTGCCCAGGAGACTCTTTTCCAGTCAGTGCTTATACTTCCAGGGCCATATGAGCTCACCCAGTTCACCGGAGCAAACCAAGTGTTGCCGTCAAAGAGTCTTCCCACAGCAGCCATGGAGTGTCCACCTTCCTTCCAGTACAGTCTGTAGATGCCTATGTGGAGTTTGTTGGCTTCTTTCTTAGTCATTGCTTCTCCCTCTCAGACATCGTGTAGTAGAGCTCCAGGAGTTTGCCCCGGATGTATGTGCTCCAGTGTTCATATGGCAGCAGTTCAAAGAAAAATGTGTCGAGCTGCACAGACAGTCTTGCTAATTTGTGATGTGTGTCCACTCTTATGTACCTTTCATAGATGTGAGAAAGAGGGGTTGCATGAATCACTACTTGTATTCCGATCTCTTCACCTATCTTGGGGACTTGTCTGTCTAGTTCCTCTTGGAGCTGTTCCCAGTGCATCATCTTCATTTGTTCTCCGGTTTCACAATTATACCACAGACACAAGTATCACTGCACCTGGGCAAGTCTCTGACAAAAACTGTGGTTTTGTGGATGGGGCAGTACAGAAGGGTATTTAGGTACTTGTAAGTGGTTCTTTTAATCATTCTGGTATTTCTCCCCACCAAAAAATACTGAAGTCCTCAATTGGCACAGGTCCCCCAAACATGTCCTGCCAGCCTGCTCCAATTACATACTTGGCTTCCCCTATACCTGGGTTGTGAAGTGCAGGGGTGCCTTCTTTGATCCATTGCTGTATGATTTCCTCACAGACAAGGCCTTTTAACAGTACCCACTTGCCTGATTCTGGCAGCACAAGCTCAGGGTTGTTCCAGTAGGGCCTTATTTCTCTGGACATGTATTCCTGCCACTCCCTTTCTCCGGGTTCTGTAGTCTCTACAGTGACTTTCTCACACCTGTGCTTCTCAGCTTGTATCCTTAGGCTCTCCCTAATGCTCTGGAAGGCTTCAGGTGGAATCTTCCCAATTTCGTCTAGGATCATCTCACCAAATCTGTTCCCAAGTTGCTCAATTCCCTCGGTTTTAGAATCCACATGCAGTACAACATTCACACTTGTACACTGTGAGCACACAAAATGCTTGGTCTGGGAATCGGGGTCCCATATAAGCAGCAGGTCTCCAAAAAAGACACACTTCTTACAAATTCCTCTGGTATTCATACTCAAATCCTCACTTTTAGTGTTCCCAGGAACTTCCCGGTGCCACATTTGATGTGTATTTCTGGAACCGGACAGGTTGTGCTGTCCAGCATTTTGGTGTATTCCCTGAATCTCTTCAGCAGTTTCGCTTTGTCCCAACCAGTTTGGTTCTCCACAATAGTGTGTTTGGTGCAGTGCTGCTTGTGGTCCCACACCAGGATGTGAGCTGTGATTTTGTACCTCGATAAGTTCTGCTGCATTTCAGAGCTTCCTGTGGTTTAGAAAAGTAACCCACAGTATAATAGTAGTCCACATGCACTTGTAGAACACATTCCAGTGTCCGGGATTCCACTCTTCTCCCCACCAGGAAAAGCAAAGGTACAGGTACAGGCAGGCAAAAAGTAGTATTGTGTATTTTCTAATCATCCCCGTACTCCTGTGTTTAGTGGCCCAATGTGACCCGGTATTCCAGAGAAAGTAACTTCTCCAGTATCCCTGTTTAACTTACCAAACTGTTCCTTCATTTCTTCCGGGCTGCACATGCTTGACTGGAGTCTGAGTTTTTCCAGATATTTGCAAATGTATAGCAAGGCAAGTTGTTCTGTGGGGAAGCTCTCATGCTTGTCATGGGTCTCCACAACCCACAGCTGAGTGAACCCACTCTGGTGCATGATGTAGTTTCCGTCTGTGTAGAAGCCCGTTCTTGTTTTCATTGTTCTCCTTTGTAAAAGCCAGGGTGGGGACTCGAACCCCACAAGTGTCCTTACTTGCTTTTTGTGGGACCCTGCAAGTGTGCTCCACCCTTTGAGCTATCCCGGCAATACTATTATACATTTTTTCTGAACAAACTGAACAACTTTCCTTGTGCCGAATGTATATTAGTAGATAAGAATATTCTTATATACCCAAGGAGTTTTTGGATCCCTATCTTGTAGAAGTAGCCAAGCACCCACACAAACTGGGTCTGCTTGTGGGCAAAGACAAGCTCACTGAGATGCACTCAGAGTGGATTAAGTACATTTGGCTAAGTGATGAGAACAAGAGCCTCCTTGCACACCGTGGTAGTTATAAAGATATTGATGTAACTGAACCCGTGTTGACACCATCAGGGTTTAAAGCACACGGAGAACTCCTTCCCGGAAACCTGGTTTATTCCCCTTCTGGAAAAACAGTACAGATTACCGGGGTGTCAGAGGTTTTTCACAATCCCTGCTTTGCAGTCACTTTCAGTGATGGCCATGTTGTCAAGTGTGGGGAAGGACACCTGTGGGAAGTTGGCCAGTGCTTTTGGAATGGCCACTTTCAAACTCAGAGTTATATGGTGCGATCTACAAAAGAGCTAAAAGAATTTTATGACAGCAAATTTATGCCTCATAATAGACTTTTGGTGAAAGCAGCAAAAATTGTAGAAGATGCTTTTGGAAAAAAAATAGTGATACCCTCTACTTACAAAACTATTGTTTCCATAACTACCATTGATTCAATTCCTACCAACTGCGTAAAAGTTGACAGTGAAGATGGATTGTATTTAGTTGGCAGGGAACTTACAGCAACACACAACACTACTGCAATCACGGAAATAGGATGTGTGTGGTGGCTGCTGTTCCACCCAGACGATAGAATTGCCATTATAAGAGACAACTTCACTGAAGCCTCAAAGACGATGAAAACGGTCTGCAAGTACATCAAGGACCCAAACATTCAAACACTTTTTTACCTAGCCCATGGATACTACCCAAAGTCAACAGTCAACAAAGCAAACCTCACCCTTTATAATTTTAAGAAAACAGTGACCAAAGAAGGCAGCCTAAATGCGCATGGAATGGATAGTGTACCCACAGGCTCTCACTATGACAAGATCATCTGTGACGATTTTATTACACTTGAAGACAGACTCTCCAAAGCCAAAAGAGAAAAGACCAAAGAAGGCATTCTGGAAGTCATCACAAACATTATTGATCCCGGCAAGCAAGTTGGCTTTGTTGGCACACCTTGGCATAAAGACGATGGCTGGAAACTCTGTCCGGCTCCACTCATATACAATGTTTACCAAACAGGACTGCTGAGTGAAGAAGAAATTGCAAAAAAGAAAAAGACAACCACATCCAGTTTGTATGCTGCAAACTATGAACTAAAACACGAATCCGATGAAAAGGTATTGTTCAAAGATCCACAATATGCTTGTTGGGTGTGGGGTTGCAAAGATGTTATTGGGCACATAGATGCCAAGTTTGATGGAGACCACACAGGGGCCGTTACTTTTATGGGGCTTTTGGAAAATGGAAAGTGTCAGGTAACGGGTTGGATATTCAGAGAGCACATCAAAGAGAAGATCACTTGGTTAAAAGAATTGTTACACAAGTATCAAGTTACAAGACTTCACATTGAAGTCAATCCCGACAAAGGTATGGTGGCTGATCTGTTAAAAAAAGAATTGCCTATGGGAAGACCAATTGTGGAGCCCTACCAAGAGGACATGAACAAGCACTACAAAATAACTTTCTTTTTAAAAGAGTTTTGGGGAAACCTGTTTTTTGATGAGAACTTGAGTAAGAAAGACTCCAGTGGTATTCTGGAAAACGATTACATGAATCAGATACTAGACTATAAAGAGGGAGCTGAGCTTTGTGACGGTCCAGATTCCCTTGCCAGTTGTTGTAGGCGAGGATTTTATGCAGATGCCATGGACGCAGCTGCACTAGCATTATATAGATAAGGAGATATATGGAAACAGAAATTAAAACAGATGCCATGAGTGAAGTCAGGAATGACGATTGGAAAAACTTCTTTGCTGGATTGGGCAAGAGAGGTGACAAGACACAGAGCACCAGAATAGGCACTTCATTTCTACTCGAAGATGATTACCTATCCGCAGTTTACATGAGTGATGGACTGGGCAAGAAAATAATTACAAGTGTAAGTGAAGATTTGATTAGCAATGGCTACACCGTTAAGGGTGACACTATGGGACTTCTCAAGCAGGAGCTTAGAAGACTCAATGATGTATCAAGTATCTGCTCTGCTATCAAGTGGACAAGACTTTATGGTGGTGGTATCATTGTTATGGGCTTTAATGATGGCAGTGATCTTGCAAGCCCACTGAGAAACAAAAAAGCAAGGGTTACAAAACTAAAAGTGTATCCACGTTCAAGACTCACATTCAGCTCCGCTGATATTTCAAAAATGGATTTGGATGAAGTAGAAAGATTTACCGTGCAGAAAACAAGTGGTGAACAGTTTACAGTACATAGAGACAGGTGTATTGTTTTTCAAGGTGATGAGGCTCCTTATCCATGTGATCTCACATCTGAGCAAAGATACTGGGGCATTCCGGTTCTTCAGTCCATCTATGATCAGGTGAAGAACATGGGAGCAGCAAACCAGAGTCTTGCAAACATATTCATGGAACTGGTTGTAGGTAAGTACAAGTTCTCAAATCTGGGACAGCTACTTGCCAGTGGTAAGTCTGACATGATCTACAAGAGAATGGATGTGATCAATGCTTCCAAATCAATGATCAATGGAGTTCTACTTGGCGAAGGCGAAGAGTACAGCAGAGATTCTATTTCTATGAGTGGTATGGGTGATGTCTGGGATCGTTTTATGATTATGATTTCAGCGGTTGCCGAGATTCCAGTTACCAGACTTTTTGGAGTAAGCCCCAATGGACTTAACCCCACAGATGAGAGCTCAAGAAAGAATTACAGCGACAGTCTGGAGTCCAAACAGCAGACTTGGTTATACCCTATGGTACAGAGGCTTGTCACTCAGGTAAATCTTGGTGTTGGACTGGTTCCCACAGACAAAGCCATAGAGATAAAGTTTCTTCCGGTGTGGAAACCCACACAGAAAGACCTTGTGGACATGAACAAGACCCAAGCCGATGCTGACAAGATATACATGGAACTTGGTGTACTCTCTCCAGACGAAGTCAGAGCTTGCAGGTTTGAAGGCGAGCAGAGCTATAACACAGTTCTCCAAGAAACCGCAGGTGTTGATGAATAAGGACCTTTTCTTTCAACTACTCAAGCTGTTCTGGAAATCCAAGAAGAGGAAAATATTTCCCAACACTTCTTGGATATACCCCCATGGAATTGAGAGGCAATATCTGAGCTGGCTTGTCAAGAAGATGAAAACCCTAACTGCCGTCACCAGGCAGTATGCAAAACCCAATCTATCAATCTGGGTTAAGCAGCAGTACAAGAACGATGCCGAGGTTGCAGACCTCCGGGAAGCCCTCAAGAGAGCCTATGAAGAAAACTTCAAAGACAAAGAACTTGAGGAAGCCATCAGAGGGTATGGGGAAGAGCTGAATAAGCAGAATAAAAAGCAGTGGGAAAAATATTCCCTGCTTGCGGTAGGTTTTGCCTTCACCGGGGAAGAGCAATGGCTTAACCTGGCACTCACTGAATGGACAGCTATGAACACTGAGATTCTGAAGAACCTGGGAGCCGAGTATATTCAGAAAGTAAACTTGCTTATCTCTCAAGCAGTTCAGCAGGGACTTACATACAGAGCTGTGATGGGACAACTGGAAGTTCTGGGACTAAATTACTCAGAGAAGAAACTGAAAATGATCGCTGTAGACCAGATTGGAACCCTGAATGGACTCATCACAAAGTTCAGGCAGCTTGATGTGGGAATTGAGCAGTACACATGGAATACTCAAAGGGATGAGAGAGTCAGGGGGAATCCCAGTGGCAAATACCCCAAAGCCAGACCCTCACACTGGGCCATGCAGGGGAAGATATGCAAATGGCTGGATAACAGTGTGTACTCTAATGACGGGATTACTTGGCTACCAAGGACAAATGATATGCCTTTAGTTAGTGTTGGTATGGCTTTTTTGTGCAGGTGTACGGGCTTGCCACGAATTCAAGAATTACTTAACAGGGCAGGTGAAAGTGAAAATTCCTAGAAATCTTTTAGAGCATATTATAACAGAAGCTGAGTCCATGCAGTACGGCACCATTTCCATTATAATAAATGAGACCAACAACAAAATTGATGTGGTCACTGAGAGAAGAAAGCGGTTTGAAGCAGAAAAAGTTGTAAAAGTTCAAATATATTAGCATATTCTAATATAGGAATGTATATTAGAAGAAAGAGCTGACTTATAGAAGAGGCACAACCTATGTGTCTCTTTTTTGTTTTATAAGGAAAAAATTGATGGCTAAAGGAAAACCAGAAGACTTAAAAGAAAAGGTTTCTTACCGCATAGACTCCTACAGCTTTGCTTGTCCCGGTGACGACACCATGGAAATGTATGAGCCCTTTGAGCAGACCGAAGATGGCTACCTCATGGGAAGAGCAGTGGCTACAAACATAGGTGTATTCCCTTACATGCTGGAAGATGGCAGTGTTCGTAGAGAACTTAGACTTCCCGATGAAGTATTCCACAAGGATTCAATTAAATCCCTCAGAATGAAGCCCATGACCAATGATCACCCCATGGAAAAGAATGGTGTGACTCCAGAGAACATCAAAAATTACCAAGTAGGCAGTACAGGTGATGACATCAGGACTAATGCCTATGCAATTTCGGTTCCCATGGTGATTACTGACAAAAAAGCCATTGAAGATGTAAAGGGTGGCAAAATATCACTTTCTTGTGGATATACTGTGGAACATGACAACACTCCCGGCAATTGGTGTGGTGTTCAGTATGACTGCAAACAAAAGAATATCAGATACAATCACTTAGCCATAGTGGACCGGGGCCGTGCCGGAGATATGGCAAAAATGATGATGAAAATGGATTCTGCTGATAACACCTCTAACTATAGTGTTGGTTGGCTTGTCACAGATTCTAAGGACTTAATAACAGAACCAAACAAAGGAGATCAAATGAAAACTGTTAAGTTAGACGGTGTTGAATTTGAACTTGATGAGAAAGTAGCTGACAAGGTTGCTTCTGTTCAGGTAAAAAATGATTCACTGGAAACCGAAAAGAACGATCTTCTTTCCAAAGTTTCTGCACTTCAGGGAAAACTGGATTCTTCAACCGAGCAAATCACTGCTCTGAAGAACGATGTCGAAGAAGCAAAGAAACAGCAGCCTGAAGTAATTGCCAAGGCTGTCCAGGAAAGAATTTCACTTGTGGATTCAGCCATGAAGGTTGGAGTAGAGGTTAAAGCTGACCAATCTGAACTCGAAATTCAGAAAGCCGTAATCTTGAAAGTATTCCCTAATGCTGCTTCCAAATTAGACAATGCAGACGCTTCTTATCTGAAAGCCAGATTTGACACCGCATTGGAAGTGATCAGTGAAAGGGACACTCAGACTGCAAAGAACAATCAGACACAGAGTGACCTCACAGCTGACAATGCAGGAAAAGAGCCTGAAGTAAAGTATGACTCCGCAAGAGAGGCTTACATTGCCAAATTACAAACTGAATGGAACACATCAAAGGAGAACTAAACCATGACCGCTTATAACAATATAGATTCTGCAATTGCAGGACTAAAATCAGGATTGGGTGACAGCAAGGTTTCCTCATGCGTAGCTGGTGAAGCAATCGCTTTTGGAAGACCTGTGTTTGCCTATGACAACGATGTAGAAAAAGTCTACAACTTTAAACTGGATGTCTCTACTAATCTGTACAGTGCAGACTTCTCCAGTTCAAACGTAATCGCACTTTCCGTAAATGGAGTAGCAATTACCCCAATCACTTATGCAACTGATCATGCAACTACCTTAGCTGCTCTTGTAGCTGCTGTTGATGCACTGGCTGGTGTAGAGTGTATCTCTTCCGCTGAAAAAACTCTGCTTATCAGAACCAAAGGTGCTGATTGTGTAGTTGTGACCTCGGTCTCTGGTGGATCTGCTGTAACAGTAACCACTACTACGGGTTCGGGCTCAGTATTTGTGGGTGTATCACTGTTCACTCAGAAAGTTGGTGGCACCTATGCTATCTACGATTCTGTGAATGTACTACGTGAAGGAAACATCTGGGTAACCTGTAATACTGCTGCTGAAGGCAACATGATTGCATACCTTGATATTGCTGGAGCTGATAAAGGAGCATTTACAAATGCTGCTGGTACGGACATTGGTTGCAAATTCCAGAGTAACCTGGCTGCAACTGGTTTGGCATTAATCGAAGTGAACGGTCAAGTAGCACTTGCCTCCGCTGCATCATTCTAATTTAAAGGAGTAAACTAATGAATCAAGATAATTACAATCTGGATACGAATGAGAGCGTGTTTTTCACTCGTCAGCTTGAAACCATAAAGGCTAAAAGCTACGATGTAAAACAGAAAGCTCTTAAAGCTACCTCACTAATTCCTGTTTCCTCGGACGCAGCAAGTGGTGCAGAGACAATCACTTACAGACAGTTCACACAAGTAGGTCTGGCAAAGATCATGAGTGATTATGCCAATGACTTTCCTCGTGCAGATGCCTATGGAACCGAAACCTCTGTAAAAGTAAAGAGTATTGGTGTTTCCTACGGCTACTCAATTCAGGAAATCCGTGCCTCTCAGATGGCTGGAGCTAACCTGGATGTGAAAAGAGCACAGGCTGCCAAAAGAGCCATGGATCAGGAGTTGGAGTCAATAGCTTGGTCGGGCAACACAAACCACAACATCAGTGGTCTCATTGCTTATCCCGGTATCACTGAGTACACAGTACCCAATGATGGTACAGGCACCACAAAAACATGGTCAACCAAAACACCTGATCAGATCGTAAGAGATCTTTCTGGTTTGGTTAATGCAGTTACTAACACCACCAACGGTATCGAAATACCTGACACCATTCTTATGGATCTCACTCACTGGAGTCTGATCACTAACACCAGAATGGGTGATGGTAGCAACGAAACCATTTATTCATTCTTTTTGAAGACCAATCCTTACATCAAGCAGATTGAATGGCTGCAACAGCTAACCACTGCCGGAACAGGATCTACTTCAAGAATAATGGCCTATGCAAAAGACCCCGAACATCTGACTTTGGAAATCCCACAGCCATTTGAACAGTTTGCAGCAGATAAAAAAGGTATGGAGTTTGAAATTCCTTGCCACATGAGAACCGCTGGTGTTATCGTGTACTATCCGTTGTCCGTAGCTTATGGGGATGGCATTTAAGCCATCTCCTCATTAAACATAACATAAAACAGGGAGCAAAAAATATGTTAGTAAGATGGAAAAACATGAATCTGAAAGTGATTCCAGAACTAGGTAAAAATGGAGCAATTATCTCCAGTATCGTTCTTGCCAATGGTATCAACGAAGTCGATACACAGACTTGGAAAAAAGTCCGTGCATCAGTCGAAGATTCCATTGCAGCAGGGGATATTGAGGAAATTGAAGTCAAGGTTGACCTTCTGCCCAAAGCAAAAGCCACAGACAAAGACAAGTGGGGAATAATCAGTTGTGCAGAGTTCAAAGAGCTTGACCTCAAAACTGCTATCCAGATGGTAAAGGAATGTGGAAATCCTGCTACACTTGAAAAGTGGAAAGAGGATGAGTCCAGAGATAGTGTCAGGGCTGCAATTATGAACAGACAAGATACTATTAAAAACTACAACCCAAAGAAGTAAAGAATGAGTTATAGTGCTGCTCAAATATTTGATTTAATAGCCCCAGAGCTTTCTACAAATGCTTCCAAAGACGCATTTTTGCAGATGGCCTCAGAAGCCGTTGATTCTAACTTGCTAGGTAATAATGCTCCCAAAGCTGTAGCATACCGAGCAGCACATGACTTAACTCTTACAGTACAACGTAGCACCGGAGAAGGTGGTACGATTTCCCAAAAGAAAGAGGGTGAACTTTCTATCGCCTACCAGAACGAAATCAAAGGCTCAGATTACTGGGACCTTACTTGGTATGGCAAAGTTTATAAAAGCACACTTGCAAGCTCTGTTTGCTTCTTCGGAGTCACCGGAGGAACGGACACGGGTTATGATGTCAGCACAGCCGACCCTGGAGGTTGGTAATGCAAGTGCAGTTTACAGAAAAAGATTTTGGATGGGAGAACTATCTGAAAGGCACCAACAAACTTGATGGTTGCAAGACCAAAGTTGGATTCCCTGATAATGGTGACATGAACAATGATCACACAAACTTGATTGCAAATATTGCTTTCATCAATGAATACGGAATGGTTTATGCAGATCACCAGATTCCACCAAGACCTTTTATGAGACAGACACTCCAATACCCTGATTCCCAGAACAGCACACAAGAACTGATGAAAGAAGTCAGCAATGCAGTTCGTAAAGGCACAAGTTATCCCAGAGTAGCGATGTCTAAGATAGGTGATCACTACACCGGGGAAATCAGAAAGACTATTGACAGGCAGAACTTCACAAAATTGAGTAACATAACTATTGCCTTGAAAGGCAGTTCTAAAATACTTGTGGACACCGGAACCATGTATGGAAGCATCAAGCATGTGGAGGTAATCCCTTGAGTTTGTTTTTCCCCATAACCATTACTGCGATTCGTAAAGTAGGGATGCTTGTCGAAGGCGTGTGGTCATCCGTGGGTTTTCTTCTGGACACCGATTCAGAGGTTATAAACAACACCGATGGGGAAGCACTGATTGCAGAACAAAATGCAAGTGGAGACACTTTTTACATCAGAGGCTCGGTTCAACCAATCACAGGCAAGGACATGGACAGTTTACCCATAGGCCGATCAGACATTGGCCGGGTGAAACTCTACACCAGTACAAAACTTGAGGTTGGAGTAACAGGTTCAGACAACACTGGTGATTTAATCCAGTATGATGGCCGGGTCTGGGAAGTCATTCAAGAGTCTACTTATGCAAACGGACTCATTGCACATTACAAATACATAGCAGAGTACAGGGAGGAAGTAGCATGACCTCAGCAACTCTGTTTTCAAAAGTTTATAGTTGGGTAAACCTGAGCATTAATGCAGACCTTAGTACACCCATAGTCATTATGAAGAGTTTCCAGGACATCTCACAACCAGCACAGACATTTATTTCTATCGATCCCATAGGCAGAATATCAAGAGTGGGTATGCCTTACAAATCAGCCCTTGACAACGATGCCGAGGGAACTATTAAAAACACATACAGGACTTCCCTAAGTATTAGACAGGTTGGTGGTGTTGGAGAGTACCTGCAAAAACTAATTGACAATTATGAACTTCAATCCGTGCAAGACAATCTTTATTCTGCTGGTCTTTCCCTTTCAACTTTTGGTGACATTATTTCTATGCCCTCATTAATTGGTGCAGGAAACTGGAAACAAGAGAAGTGGGTACCTGAGTGTGTAATGGAAGTAGTTTTCCTATTTGCTTCAGAGAATACAATCACATCTAACTGGATTGAAACAGTGGATATTACAAACAATATAAATCAAGGAGACTAACATGAGTTCAATACCTTCAAGTATTGTCGAAGTTACAATAAGCAGGAATACAACTGCTGTAACACAGGCAGGGTTTGGAATACCGGGTATCATTTCAGAATTTGCTACCAGTGTAACAACCGTTCCTTTTGACAGATATGCTTACTATGCAAGCCTGGCTGAGATGGCTGCTGCTGGCTGGTCCACTTCAAGCAAAGAGTATCTTGCTGCATCAGCAATCTTTGCACAGAACCCACACCCTGCACAGGTGCTCATTGGCAGAAAAGCCAGTACAGACACCAGTTGGGCAGACGCTTTCAATGCTGTTCAAGCAGCACAGGAAGATTGGTACAGCTTCAGCATTATTCCTAAAGCCCAGGGAAAAATGGTTTTCAGTGCTGATCTAAGTGCTTCAAACCAAGTGGCAGTTACTCTGAATACTTTCAGTATCACACCAGTGTCTTTTTCACTTAGCCATTTGAACACAGCTAACTTGGTTATTACAGCTATCGAAAGTGCATTGGCTGACAGCGATGCTTCACTTGATGCAACCGATACAACTAACCGTACAATCCTTGTTGACAAGTTTGCAACGGATATTGACATCACCACTGCAACCGTTACTGGTGGATCAGCTGTGACTATCACAAAAACAAACACCAATGACAGTGACCTCAAAGCAGCAATGGCTTGGGCAGAAACCCAGACCAAGTTGTTCTTTGCAAGTACCAATGATGTCAATGCTTGGGATGCAGTAGCAACTTCAGATGTGGGTTACTTTGCTAAGAACGCAGCTTACACAAGAACTGTGAACTTCTTTCACACCACAGCAAACACCTACATTGAAGAAGCCATGCAGGGTGAGGAAATGCCTTTTGACCCAGGTGAATCAACTTTCTGCTACAAAACTCTTGCTGGAATCAGTGCTGATGTACTGACCACAACCAAGATCAATGCACTGCTTGACAAAAACTACAACATCTACAATACCGTTGGTGGAGTAAATATTACCAGAGATGGTCTTGCGGCTTCAGGTGAGAACATTGACATCATCAGAAATCTGGACTACTTGAACTCACTTATCCAGACAACGATCTTTGCAAACTTCCTGAACAACAGAAAGATTCCTTATGACGATTCCGGTATTGCTTCCATCGTTGCTCTTTTACAAGGGGCATTGGCTCAAGCAGCTAGAGAAGGCATCCTTCAGGAAAGCTCAATAGTTGTGACAGCCCCGAAGTATGCTGACATTTCCAGTCTGAACAAAACAAATAGAAATTTACCTGACATCACATTTACTGCATTGCTCTTAGGTGCAATCAGAAGTGTTGAGATTTCAGGAACAGTAACGGTTTAAGGAGGAGAATAACAATGGCTAGTGAAGTATATACATACAGGCCCAATCAAGTATCAGTCACCTGTAATGGTGTTGCTATTACTGGGTTTGCAGAAAACTCATTTATAAAAGTCACCAGAAATGGTGATCTCTTTGAAAGCATCAAGGGAGCCGATGGTACAGTTGATAGAGTCTACAAAGCCTCTACTGACTTCACTGTTGAACTAACATTGAAGCAAACAAGTCCAGCTAACTTATTGCTTCAGGGTTATGTAACTCTGGATGCTGCAAGCAATGCTGGTATCTTTGTTTTTAATGTAACAGACTCTTCTGGCAACTCTACTTTCACTGCTCCTCAAGCATGGGTCTCAAAAGATCCCGATGAAGAGTATGGAAATGGTGTGGGTGACAGAACCTGGACTATGAAAACAGGCAATGGGTGCATCAAAGTTACTGGTGGAAACTAAGTAATCATCAACAGGGGTAAGCAAAAATGATACAACCAACAGATGTTGTAATAGACAATCTAAAATTCCAAATCTCAATGCTGGATGTGCTGGAAGCCATAGTTCTGGACAAAAGAGTCACAGAACTGGTCCTCCCAGTTATGTCTGCATTGTTACAGGGCAAGGAAGGGGAAGTTTCCCCGGAAGCCAGAGTAAATGACCCAGAGAGCATGGCTAGACTCATGGATGGGATCCTAAATGCTCTTATGAAACTTGACAGTTCTTTTATGACCGAACTAACCCAGAAGCTCCTGAGATGTGTGGTGACATTCATTGATGGCAAGGGTAATGTTCAGCTCACAGAAAGGAATGACATAAATACTGTATTTGCAGGTAAATTTCTGACTCTCTACAAGTTATTGTTGAAAGTCATGGAGGTGAATAAATTCACCCCTTTCGCACTACTGGCTTCTGGATTCGTAATGCCAGGAACCAGTACCTTGCAAGGGGGCATGGAAAGCAAGCCAAAGATGAAGTAGGTGTAGGTAAAGTGGGGGATCTTTCCCCCATCATAGAAGATGAGTGGCCTTTTTGGAGGATTGTCATAGATGGCAAAAGGGATATATCAGAGGTGAGACAAATGGATTTAGAAGAAATCGACAAATACAACTCAATACTGACTATGCGTTCTGACTATGACACCGCTTTCCACAACTATTACGAAAAAACAGCGGAGGCTAAGTAATGGCTTCATCTGAAGTAGTAAAAGAACTCGTTACCGTCCTTGGCTTCAAGGTTGACAAAAATGGGATTATCCAGGCCAGAAGCAGCGTAAACAGTTTCAAATCTTTTGCTATGAAAGCCTTTGCTGCTATAGGGGCTATACAGCTCGGTAGAGGGGCTTTCCAACTAACCTCAGACATAGACAATGCCAAAGCCTCGATGACGGCTCTGACGGGCAGTGGTGAGAAAACAGCAGAGATGATGACACAGCTCAGAGCTATGTCAGAACAACTCAGACCCTCGTGGACACAGTTCTCAGATGCAGCCAAGCAATTACTTGTCTATGGTGTGAGTGCTGAGAAGGTTGTGGAGATCACAAGACAACTGACTGATGTCAGCGGTGGAAGCAATGTCATGTTCAGCAGACTTGCTTATGCACTGGGACAGATCAACAGTGCTGGTATTCTCCGTGGACAGGATCTAAGACAACTTACTGAAGCCGGATTTAATCCACTTGAAACCATGGCAAAGGCTACAGGCAAGACTTCTGAATACTACAGAGAACTGATGAAGAAAAGTATGATTAGTTCTGCTGCTGTATTCAAAGCACTCCAGATAGAGACAAGTGCTGGTGGAAGGTTCTTTGGAGTTGCTGACAAGCAAGCCAAGACTCTGGGTGGTAGTATTGATGTACTTAGAAACAACCTGAAGAACATGAGTTATGACCTAATGAACATAGTGTCACCAAGTATTATCAGAATTGCCAACAGAATGAAAGAATGGGCAAAGACTTCTTTACTACCATGGATGAAAGCACACAAGGCAGAAATTAAGAAAATTGGAGATGACTTGTTTGGTATCTTGGAGAAACTAGGTCCGGCAATTTTGACTACTTTCAAATTACTGGGTCCTTTGCTTTTTCTTATGATAAACAACCTCCCAATAGTTATAAGTTTATGGATGGGTCTAAAAGCACTTGAATTGGTGAAATTTTTTATCTCTTTTGGTGTGGAGGCTATTATCCTGTCCAATAGTTTAAAAGGGCTAATTGCTGTAGTCTTCCCTGCTTTAGTTTCTTCCTTAGAAAGCATCTATCTTGCTTTTCTTTATATAAAACAGGGAGAGTTTGCTGTTGTATTTGTGAACATGGCTAAAGGTATTGTTTTCCTAAAAAAGGCTTTTCTTGCATGGGCCCCAGTTGTACTACTTGGTGCTTTTGCCCTGATGACATTGTACTATTGGTGGACAATGTGGGATAGAATACAGAACCAAAGTAAGTACCAAGAAAACCTACGAGAAAGTGCAAAGGCTGTAAAAGAACTTACAGATTTAGAGATAGCACGATCAAAACTTTTCAAGACCATGAATCAACCCGGTGGAGCACTGAATGGTGGTGTGGATTACTTGCAGGAAAAAAGTCAACTGAAAAAATTAGATGATCAGATACATGAGGCCAAATTAAGAAAGCAGAATATGGACATACTTCTGGGTGAGAGTATGCAGCAGCCTTTCTTAGAGTCCACTGTTTTAGGTGGAGCCAATGATTATGTAAACAAGATGACTTTTGGGTTTGTTGATATAGCTAAGTCACTGGATAATATGAAGACAAACAGAGCCAATCAGTACACCAGTTATCCCAATGGTGGATTTGACCCCAACAATGCACCCTTTGATCCCAGAACAAATGCACCTCTACAAACACCCTTTAGGGACAGAACCCTTCCCGGAGTAGGTCCTACACTAAATCAGGCAACAACAATTAATGTGACAGCTAATGGCTTAACTCCTAAAGATTTTGAGAAGACCGTAGCTGACACGGTGAAAACAACAGTTATTAGCCAACACAGAGCGATGTGGGGAAAAGTAATTGGGGAGGCTAATCAATAATGCCAGGTTTAGTTTCAGGACTCTTAACACTTGCTCAAGGCGTACAGAACATACACCTTTTGTTTCCCGACACCTACAGTGTGGGAGCAATAAAGTTTGACCTTATTCTTGCGGAGTCTCACAGCTTTGAGAACAGTGTAACCTCACATGCACTCCAAGATGGAACGGTAATCTCAGATCACATCTACAACAAATTACAGACTGGCACATTAAAAGGTATGGTTTCCAACTACAGTATCATTAAAAACTTTGGGATACTAACTGGTGTGTTCAACGAAACCTCTCTGATGTCATTGAGCAATCCTTTTGGCATACCTAATAAAATGAAAAATACCTATGATGCTTTCAAGAAGCTCTGGCAGTCCAGAGAGCTTGTTACCATAGTCACTATGTTGCAGTCCTACACCGATGTAGCCATTACTTCCATCAATATAGATAGGGATGGAGACAGTGGACACTCACAGACCTTTGAGGTGAGTTTCCAACAGATCAAGAAAGTGGTGTTCCAGAAAGACCTGTCACAGTTTGTGGGTCCCAATGTACCCAACACCACACTAACAGATGTGCAGAAGCAAGCAGCTACAAAAGCAGCAGTTGCAAAGACAGCAGTTGCAGAAAAAGTAACAGTGGACTGGGCAACTGCTACTAATGGTAACACAGTAGATACTCCAGTGGTTGAAACAAGTAATAGAAATTGGTGGGAATAATGGATAGGATACCTGTTTTAAAACTTACTTCTTCTGACAACGTGCAGACAATCATATTTGATTATCAGTCCGTTACTCTGAGATTTTACTGGAATGTAAGGGCTAACTGCTTTTTCCTTGATGTAACCGACACCAACAGCAATACCTTGTATGGGATCAAAGTGGTTCCAAACTGGCCACTACTACAATCCTATAAAGGTCACACAGACTTCCGGGGTGATATAATTGTTCTCCCCAACACCAACAATTTTCCCACAGAAATCACATGGGATAATTTTGGCACCAATTGGTTTCCCTGGTTTATGAGCACGGCAGAACTTGTGCAGTGGGAGGACTACTATGGCTTGGCTTAGAAAAGCAGAACTTAGTATCAATGGCCTCAATCTACTCACTGATGAAAACCAGAAAGATGGACTTGACATGGAGTTTGACATTGTCCGCAACATAGACTTTACAAAGTCCACAGCTAACTTTAAGGTTTACAACGCCAGTGCTTTTGTGAGAAAAGAAATACTCAAGGAAGCCAGCAGCATTGTTTTCAAAGCAGGTTATGCCGATGAGACCGATGCCTTTGGTGAAATATTTAGTGGCTTTGTCTGGACATCGTACTCATATCTTGAGGACAACAACTGGGTAACTGAAATAGAAGCAATGGATCAACTGGATTCAGGAATATACAACAAGACCTTCAGGAAAGGCACGGCTATACTGGACATAATTACCTATGTCAACGGCATACTTGGGTATAGTGACAAGATTGTGGGTTCACAGTACCTAAACGGAATCACAATGAAGCAAGGTTTTAATAACCCCGGCTACCTCAGAGGCTATTTGAAAGCCTGTTCTGATGTACTGCTCAGCAAAGGGCTATATTTGTTTGTGGACTTGGGGAGCATATTCATTGTGGACAAGGGAAACATTGGTGATCTTATGAGACTCACAATTCCCCTGGATTACAACAGTGGACTCAAGAGCATAGAGGACATAACCCAAAACAAGTTTTTTAAAACAATCAAACCAAGAAAAACACCATTGAAGATTCCTATTGATGAAAGTCCCAAGATAAGATTTAATTGCTTGCTTGATCCAAGACTTGTACCTGCTGGTGGGATTAAAATAAACATAGGGAACCCATCCTTTGATTGGACCTACATGATTGAGGAATTGAAGTTTCATGGTGACAACTTTGGTGGTGACTTTGACTGCACTGGGGAGGCCACTTTATGAGTGACTTCAGTATAGCCGATCACCTGGATACATGGATCAAGAGCCAGTTCAGAGCAGTACACACCGTTCTTCCGGGCAGAATAAATGCTTATCACGGGCATGATGTGAGAAAGGCTGATGTGGATTTGCTTATGACATTACCTGTTGGGGAAAACAACTTTGTGGAAGTCAATCCACTGCTAGACATACCAGTTATTTTTCCTGGCAGTGCAAGATTCAACTTTGTGTATAGCCTTCAGAAAGGTGATCCTTGCCTGATTCTGTTCTGTGAGAATGATATTGGTAACTACTTAGGGATTCCCCTGGAATCTGGAAGTATCAATTTGGCAAGTGCTAAGAAAGTGGACCCTGCAAACAATTTGAAGTTCAAACTCCAACATGCAGTATGCTTGCCTTTTTCCATAAACCCTGATGCTTACATACCCACAGCAGCACCAAGTAGCATTGTAGAGAATGATGGGGTAATTGAGATCAATGGCAATACAAAGCAGTTTGTGACCCATGCAGAATTAAGTTCTCTATTGGCAACTTTCATGACAGCTCTTAATTTACACACACATGCTGTTACAGCTCTAGCTGCCTCAACTGGGCCTATGACAACACTTATTGATTATCCAACACTTGTACCCATATCTTTGGATATTAGTACAGCAACAACAACAAAAGTGAAGGCTGGTGTATGAAAAACTTTTATCTAACACAAACTCCTCCCAGTGAATATGATCTCACTGTTGTGAACAACAACCTTGCCTTTACCACAAACAACACAGACTACATGGCACAGAAGATAATCAATGCCCTGAAAACTTACAAAGGTGAGTTCTTCCTAAACTCCACTCTAGGTGTACCTTACTTCACAGACATTCTAAAGAAAGGTGTGGACATGGTAACAGTCAAAGCAATTCTTGTGGCAGCGGTTGCAGGCATACAGTTTGTAAAAGAAGTGGTGAGTCTGGAAATGTCCTACGACAGTGAAAACAGAATAATTTCAGGAGACCTCACTGTGCTCCTAAACAATGACGAACTTTTGAGCCTGGAGATTTAGAATGGGAACTTATGTAACAGAAAGTGGACTTATTATAAAAACTCTTGCTGAAATTGTAACTGAGTATGAAGCCTACTTCAAAACAATCCTGGGAAATGACATTGACACCGATCCCACGGGTACTATTGGACAACTCATCGCAATGCTTTCTAAGAGAGATAGTGACCTCTGGCTTGCTGCTCAAGAGATTTACACATCAAGAGACCCAAGTCAGGCCACAGGCACAAGCCTTGATGGAATCAGTGCTGAGACCGGGGTAACCAGACTTGATGCAACACCCACAACTGTGGATAGTGTTTGTCACTATGGTGATGAAGGTGTAGTTGTTCCGGCCAATACAAAGGTTAGAAAGACAAGTGCAACTCTTACTTTTTCACTTGACACCGATGTAACTATTTCTGAGACCGCTTGCAATGATGCTTACTTGCTTCCCAATGCCGATCCCACAACTCCTACAGCCTATGCAGTAGTTCTGGCAGGAGTGACCTATAGCTTTACAACAGCCTCGACTTCAAAAACAGATCTTATAAACGGACTTGTGGGTGTTATAAATGCAGGTGCTTTTCCCGGAACTGCTGTACTTGACAATGCAGTGCATACCACTGGTGTGACTTTAAGAGTTTATGACCTGGCAAATGCTTTCTCAATAACCTACGATTCCATTTTTGACAACACCAAGTTTGGAACCATTGGTTCTTACACCTGTGACGAAGACGGTGTCAATGCAGTGGCTACAGAAAACTTGAACACAATCATCAATCCGATTTCAGGATGGGATTATGTGCTTAACCTCGATGCCGGAGCAACGGGCAGACTTGTAGAGACCGATGCAGCTCTCAGAATACGTAGGGCACTTGCACAGGGCACAAGCAAAGCAACTGAAGAAGCAATCAGACAATACATACTAAACAATGTAGAGACCGTGGCTACTTGCAGTATTCAGTCCAATAGAACCAATGCAACCGTGGGAAGCCTGCCTGCCAAGAGTTTTGAAGTAGTAGTAGATGAGAGTGCAGTTGCAGCAGATGTGGCACAGGCCATCTGGGAAAGTGCTCCTGCTGGTGTGGAATACTACGGAACCGAATATGTTGATATAACAGACACTCAGGGTGGAACACAAAGGATTCACTTCAGCCGTTCAGTACCTCTTTACATCTGGGTTAAGGTTCTCAAGAACGCCTTTAGTGAAGGTGAGACCTATCCTGCTGATGGTGATGCTCAAGTAAAACAAGCCATACTGGATTGGTCTGAAACCGCTTTTGAACTAGGCAAGGATGTAATTCCTCTAAGACTGGCAGTGCCCATATATTCCATTCCAGGTGTGGGTGATATTCAGATCTCCCTATATAGTGACCTCAACTCAGGTGCAACTCCTGGACCCGGTGACTATGCAACCACAGACATCACTGTTAGTGCTACTCAGATAGCCACCTTTGCAATCGCAAGAATGACAATAGGAGTGATACCTTGAGCACCATAACAATACCTTGGGAAACCAGTTTAACAACAGAAGCTCAGTATGGGTACTCTCTGTGTGTTTTCAATGATAAGTTATACCTTGCCACAGGCAACAGTCATCTCTTGTATGTGTACGATTCATTCACTTGGCAAGTAGCTAACATTTTCTCCCTGGATGTAGACATAAAATGCCTGTGTGTTTACAAAGGCAAACTTTACATAGGCACAGGTGGTTATGGAAAGATTTATGTATATGATGGCAACACTTATGAGCTTTCCTATGACATGGGATCACCCCTAGTTTCTTCTCTGTGTGTTTACAATGATAAACTCTATGCAGGTATGGGATCCACAATTCCTGCCAGAAGTTATGTATGGTGCTTTGATAACACCAACTGGGTGCTCTCTTTAACTGCTTCTCCTGAAACCGCAATAGGGGATATGTATGTTTACCAAGGTAGACTGTTTGCAGGAACATATCCTAGCGGTATAATTTATGTCTTTGATGATAGCACATGGGTGATCTCACAAGATACCCCTGAAGATGCCATAACCTGTTTTTGTGAATTTGAGAACAGACTATATGCAGGTACGGGAGCTAATAATAATCTTTATGTTTTGACAGGTGGTGTGTGGAGCATAGCTTATACCCTGACAGATGAAGTACAGATATATTCTATGCTTGTTTACAATGGCAGAATGTTTATAGGTACTTGCTTGGGTGGGAAAGTTTTTGCTTATGATGGCACAACCATGGAATTAAGCTATGACTCCGATGACACTTTCATATTCTCCCTTTGTATTTACCAGGATAAGTTATTTTCAAGCAGTGGAACCTATGGTGGCCTTAGTGATGTCAGAAGATATGCTGAAGAACTGATAACTGCCACCGGGGACATGTCTAAGATCACAGATTACAGTTACAACATGCAGTACCTTTTGGAGCAATACAAAAACAGTCCTAAATTAGTAGGGCTTATAAACTCATCAAACTTTCAGGCAGAAAAGATTGAGAGAGCACTTTATGAACTCAAGGAATTGTTTTACCTGAACACAGCAGAAGGCACTCAGCTTGACATCATTGGCAACAACATATTTGGACTACCCAGACTGGGGCTGCCAGATTACACCTACAGACAGGCTATTGCAGCCAAGGCTATACAGAGTAACTCAGGTACACCAGAGAGCATCATAGGGGCTATTAGAAGCCTACCCGATGCCACCTTTGTGGAGTTTCACAACAAGTTTCCAGCAGAACATGCGGCTTATATTGTTGTAACCGATGCAGCTTTTAGTCAGAGTTGGTTAGAGAGTATTTCCCCGGCTGGAGTGGAGTGTGTCAGTGGAGGGTACTTGATCCTCAGTGATGGCAACTACCTAACTCTAGCAGATGGATCAAAGATTATATTACAGGAGAATTGAAATGGCAAATAGTATTTTATCAGAACTCACAGAAGTCACAAGTCTTGCAGCAACAGACCTGCTATACCTTGTCCGGGGAACGGGCACGGGCTGTGACAAAAAGATTCAGCTTTCTAACTTCGGTGGAGCCATGGGCTTCTTTGGAAGTGCTTACACACTGGCAAACATTGGAGGCACGGTAAATGTGCATGTACCCAGTGCAAGTGATCCCACAATCAACTTTGCAAACACAGCAACGGGCTATGGAGCCCATGGCCTTTTGATTGGTATTGACAAGACCACAGGTGTAGCTTATATCAACCAGCAAGAGAACTTATCATTACTAATAAAAACCAATAACACTACAAGAATAACTATTACTGCTGCTGGTGTTGTGGAGGTGGGCAGCTCACTTACTTGTGTGGGGAACATAACTGTAAACACAAACAAGTTTTTTGTAAATGCTACTTATGGGAATATTGGTATAGGGGCTATACCTAATGCTGACTCCGATGACCAAGGCTACAACATTGCCCGGATAGGAGCATCAGGGAGCCTTTATGCAACTACTTCAGGTGAAAGTATGATCCTTGCCTCTAATTCCAGGTACGTAGGATCAGCCACATTCAAAAGGGATGTGAGTGGCTATGCCTCTTATTATCAACAGATCAATGGTACCCATCTTTTTGGAGTATCAGAAGCCACTGCTGCTGCTGACTCTGCTATAACTTGGTCTACTGTAATGGACATTCACAGGGGTGCTACACATGGTGTGACAATCACAGGCAATCTGAACACTTCTGATGGAATTATAAGTACAGTTCCAGATACAGATGCTTGGAGAGCTTTTGTAGGTACTACATCAGGAGCTCTGACAACAACAAACAGAGTATTGATGAATCTAAATCACTCTACAAGTGATACAATGGCAGATGGCTTTGGAACAGCCATTGACTTACAAGTTAATGCAGGCACAATATCTAGGATTTCTGCAAAAAGAAATGGGGCTGACAATACGGGAACACTGAATTTAGGTGTAGCCGATGCTGGTGCTATGTATGATGTAGTAACAATAACTTATGCAAAAACAGTTGTTGTTTCAGCAGCAGTTCAGTTTAGTGGCTATGGAGCAGGCACAGCCACCTTTGATGCCAGTGGAAACATCACTTCGGTTTCTGACATGAACAAGAAAAACTACATCAGTGATTTCACTGGTGGGCTTGAATCTATCATGGGAATAAAACCAATCAATTATATGTGGAAACCAGAAACAGGATTGGACACAGTAAATGTGTACACAGGTTTCAGTGCACAGAATGTAAAAGAGTTTATACCTGAAGCCGTCTTTGGTACCGAAGGCAATTATTCATTATCAGATAGACCTATTATAGCTGCCCTTGTGAATGGCATGAAAGAACAACAACTGGTTATTGAAAACCAAACAAAAAGAATTGAACAACTTGAAGCATTGCTAAGCTAACAAAGCAGAGGAATTTATTATGGCAAAAATGGTAGCAGATCTTGTAGAAGCAACGATACTTGACAAAGACGACCTCCTCTATGTAGTCAGAGGCACAAGCACTACATCGGGCAAAAAGATGAAAGGCTCTCAGTTCCTAATGGAAGTCCTAACGGCTTCGGGCAACACAGGGATTGATCTGAGCTCAAAGACATCAGACCTGCTTGTTGAAATGACAGGTGCTGATGCTGGACCCAAGACTTTTGTATGTACAGCAGCAGAGTACCTGCCCTTGGGCCGAAGATTCATCTTTGCAAACAATGGCAGTGGAACAACGGTTTACACACTCACACTACCTGACCTCACAACCCACACCGTTAATCCTGGTGATACAATAACTATCATCTGTCTTGCTGCTGGAATCATTGTAGAGAAGAACATCCTGGGAAATGCCCTAACAGCCACAAGGTTACAAACTGCACGAACAATAAATGGCACCAGCTTTGATGGCAGTGCAAATATTACAGTCACAGCAGCAGCAGGAACCCTTACCGGAGCGACCCTGGCTTCTAATGTAACAGCAAGTTATCTCACCTCTGTGGGTATTCTCACAGCGGTACAAGTAGATAATGTAAACATTGATGGAAACACAATAGCTTCCACCAGTGGTGATCTTAACATAAACCCCTTTGCTGGCTCAAAGATACTTCTGGATGCAACCATTTCCGTGGACGCTGGTGTAATCACAGGTGCAACAAGTATAACCTCTACTACTTTTCTGGGAGACCTCAATGGCACAATAAACACAGCCACCACAGCAGCTACCCAATCACAGGGAGACAACAGCACCAAGGTAGCCACAACAGCTTATGTCGATGCCGCTGTACTAACTGAGGACTTCTGGACACGAACATCCACCACAGTCACTCTAAAGACATCTGGAGACACCTTGAACCTCAGTGGTGACTTTCAAGTAGCCACAAGCAAATTCACAGTTGCAGCACTCACAGGAAACACGGCTATTTATGGGGACCTTGCAGTTGCTACAAACAAGTTTACAGTGGCAAGTGCAACGGGCAACACAGTTGTAGCTGGCACTTTTCATGGAGCCGGGGACTTTGACATTGCCACCAATCTATTCCAGATTGCTGCTGCTACGGGAAACACACTCATTGCAGGTACTCTGGGAGTTACTGGAGCCATTACAGGCAACTTGACAGGTAATTGCTCTGGGACAGCAGCAACGGTCACAGGAGCAGCCCAAACAAGTATCACAAGCCTTGGCACTCTTACAGCACTTCAAGTTGACAATGTGAACATAAATGGAGACACAATCTCTAACACAACAGGTATTTTATACCTGACCCCTTATACAGGCAATGCAGTTGTAATTGACGGGTACTTCAGCTTTGATGGAACCATACTTACAGGCATCACAGATTCAAACATGACCATAACTGCTCCTACTGGCAGAAACATTGGTATAGAGGGAGTGACCTTTGATGGTGGCGTAGTGGGAGGAATAAGCTCTCTGGGAGTCACAGGTACAAGAGTTACAGCAGGTTTCTTTACCGATCTCACAATAACCAATGCAATCTCAGGAAGTATTACAGGTAATGCTGCAACAGCTACTAAACTTGCAACAGCCAGAGCGATTAATGGAGTTGACTTTGATGGCAGTGCAGCTATAACAGTCACAGCAGCGGGTAGTACACTCACAGGTACAAGTCTGAACTCTACTATTGTAAGTTCAAGCCTGACTTCAGTGGGTACTCTCTCAAGCCTAGCAATGGGAGGGAACATTGCACTGGGTTCAAATTACCTTTCTGGTGATGGAGGTAATGAAGGCTTACAGATAGATGCAAGTGGAAACGCTACATTCAGTGGTGTTATAAATGGAACAAGTGCTTCTTTATCTAGTTCTATTGCTTGTACGACTATTTCAAGTTATTTCAGCCTGAATTTGACAAACACTATGGCAAGGCCAATAAGTATCAAACACATAACATCAGGTACACAAACCGATGGCTTTGGTGTAGGCATCAGCTATGCCACACAAACAGGTGCAGGGGATCCTAACATAGTTGGTTATCTTGGTTTTGTAAGAGCGGGAGCCGATGGGACCAGTGATCTTGTAGGACTTCCTTCTACAACAGGCACACCCACAGAGAGATTTAGAGTAAGCAGTGCTGGTGTACTTTCCAGTATCACTTCCATTGGTGTAACTGGTGCAAGAATAGCCAATGCTTTCTTTACTGATTTAGCAGTAACAAACGCTATTGCAGGTTCTATTACAGGAACGGCAGCAAAGGCTACAAATTTAGTTGGTGGAAATAGTACAACTCTTTTAGGTTCTATTGGCTACCAATCTAACACAGACACCACAACAATGCTTGTACCCAATACAACAAGTACAAAGAAATTCCTAAGAATGACTGGCACAGGCACAAATGGGGCTGTTCCTGTATGGGACACAATTGTTGATGCTGATATTCCTAATCTTACAGGTAAGACATATAATGGCTTAACACTAACTGCTGCTAGTGTAGGCTTTACTATTGCTGGAGGGACTACAAGCAAAACACTTACTATAAACAACACCCTTGCACTCTCAGGTACAGATTCAACAGTTATAACGTTACCAGCAACAACGGGAACAGTGGCTTTAAATAACCAGACATTTTATTTGGGTTCTACATCCATTGCCATTAATAGGGCCTCAGCTTCTATTGCACTTACTGGAATCACAAGTATTGATGGATCAAGTGCAAGTTGTACAGGTAATGCAGCCACAGTTACCACAAATGCAAATCTCACAGGAGTAGTAACATCCACAGGCAATACAACGGCCATAGCATCAGGTGCAATAAAAGCTAATATGCTTCAGAGTGCAGCAAGTGATTTGGGTGCAGCCAATGTAACCATTGATTTGAGTAATACCAATGGAGCTTATGTTACCAATGTGACTATTGATGGAACTTACACAGGCACGTTTTCAGGGAACCTCACTGGTAATGTAACAGGTAACTGTTCAGGCACAGCAGCCACGGTCACAGGTGCAGCACAGGCATCCATAACATCAGTAGGCACACTGTCAACACTCACAGTCAGTGGAGCCATCGCATCCTCAAATGGCTTATCAACATTCACATACACTACGATAGATGGAAACACACCTTTAACTGTAACAAATGCAGGTGTAATTGCCGGAAGATTTATCGGAGCAGCAACCGACACAACGGTAGCAAATGGCTCTGGGGTTAGATTAGCCCTAAGAAATAGCAATGGTACAAATAATAACTATTCTCAAATACAATTTGAAGAAAGCAACGGTAGTCCAAGTGCTTTAATTACTTGCAAGCATTTAGTACATAGTGCAACAGTACCAGAAAGCGAACTTTACTTTTTTACCAGAAATGGGGCTAGTCTTACTCAGGCAATGAAGCTAGACAAGGTTGGAGCAGTAACCATTACAGGAGCCATCACCGGAGCAACGACCACAAACACGATCAACGGTGTTATAATAAATAGTGGTGCTGTTAGTGGTGTATCTACACTGACTACTACTTCAAACGTAACGATTAGCACTGTAGCAAATGGATTGACTATAGGAACTGTCACGACTGCCTCAGATGCTGCTGTTCAAATTGGTGCTACTCTAGCTAACGGTTTTCATTATCTGGACTATTGTGTTGCTGATGCCTACTCTGCACAATATGCTATAAGAAAATCTAGAGGTACTGCTGCATCACCAGCATCTGTATCTAGTGGTGATGTTTTAGGAACATATGGATTTTATGCGCACGATGGTACTAACTGGTATAAGACAGCACAGATTAGAGCTACTATATCAGCAACAACTGGAACTACAGATTTACCTACAAAACTAGATTTTTACACAACACCCGATGGTAGTGCTACTGCTGCAATAGCATTGACATTAGGAGCGGACAAATCAGCTACTTTTTATGGTGCTGCTAGTGGGGTTACAAGTTTTGCAGCATCAGGCCGTATTACAACCACAGACACAACAGAGGCCACTACTACCAGTGACGGTAGTATTGCTACTGCTGGGGGCATAAGTTGTGTTAAAGCTATCTATGCAGGTGGTGATCTCACAGTGCTTGGTAGTAACGTGACACTTGCACCTGGTGGCGTTACGTTTAAATGTGATGAAGCTGGATCTGAGCCTGGTAGCCAATTTATTTTTCGTGTGGACAATGCGACTAGATTATCAATGGGCTCGGGTGCTGCTACATTTACGATACCTGTAATAACAACGCAGTATAAATTATCAGCACTTAACACGGCCCCGGCAAACGCAGGGGCAACTGGAACGCTTGGGGAAATTAGAGTAGTGGCAGATGCGATCTACGTTTGCACGGCTACAAATACTTGGGTTAAGGCAGCATTAGCAACTTGGTCATAATTTAAAAGGAGAATAAACAATGGCAATTATAACACAAACACAATACAAGGGAATAGACCTCCCACAGGCGTATATCAAGGTACATCCTTTCATAAGTATTGAGATATACCTTGACGAGGACTCACGCAAAAGCGGAACCGCACTCGACTTTAAGGTAATCGAACTAAGTGACGATGCCAAGAAAGCGATATACGAAACCGTGTTGAAAGATATGTTTCCCAATGCAGAAGCGCAGTTAAAGCCTTTGGTAATGCCAGTAAAGACCATTGAGCAGGTGAGCGAGGAAGAGAGAAAAGAGATTGAAGGTACATCTCAGGATATTAATTATAAAGGAGATCATAAATGACAACAAAAGTAACAACAGATG